ACAATCGGGCTCAACACATCCTCACCGACAATTAACCTATCCCAGATACCGTTCTTTGCCGCCCCTTATATCGCGGCTAGGCATCGTATGGACGACACTATAGGCGCTATATCCGAAGCTACAAATATGTCTAAACTTGTCGTAGGGCTACCTAAACAGCGCAGGATCTTTGGTAACAAAGACAAACCAGAACAAGTTGATGAGTACTTCGATGTCGACAAAGACGGTAACTACACTCTCAAAGAGGGTCTAGACTACCTGACTAACGAAGAGAAACAAATCCTAAAAGCCTATACACCCATAATTAAGGCGGCGGCAGAAAGAGGGTACTTAGCGCGGTCGTTCCTGCTGGATAATCTCGGCCTTGATGAGAGTGCTAGAGCAAAAGGTTTAGCGGATAAAACCATAGAGTTGTCAGCATTTGGTTTTAACATAGTGGAGAAGTTTAACAGACAAACCATACTGTTTGCTAACTACAGGTTGCTAAGAAAAGAGATAGATACCAAACCTCGTATATTCTCTGAAGTAGAAGGTAAATATATAAACACTAACGACCTAACCACTGCGCAGAAAAACGAGTTAGCTACATCTGAAGCTATCTACCAAGCAGAGCAACTTAACGGTGGCCTAGCTCTCGAAACTGCACCGAGATTATCTCAAGAAGGGCTGGGGCGTATCGCTCTTATGTATAAGAGTTATGGTCTTAATATGTACTACACTATGTTCAAATCTGCACTCAGAGCGATAGATTACAGCTCTACTGGAGATCCTGAACTACGGGCGTTAGCACGTAAACAACTAGTTAGTATGCACGGTGCGGCCTTGTTCTTTGCGGGGGTACATGGATTGCCTTTATACGGTGTAATATCTTCACTGTACGACCTTATGTTCACTGAAGACGATGAGGAAGACTTCGATACTATCGTGCGTAAATCTATTGGGGAGGGTTGGTATAAAGGAGCCCTTAACCAACTGACTGGTGTAGACATAGCGTCACGCGCTAAACTTACTGACCTCGTGGTGCAAGAGAACAGATATAACGAGGACGCATCTTTAGAGGAAACTATTGGCTTCTATTTTGGGGGCCCGTTCTTAAGTACATTGGGCAGAGGTGTTAGAGCAGGTAATGACTTGCTGAACGGAGATATCGAACGAGGGATTGAAGGCTTCTTACCCCCTGCTGTTGCTAACGCATACACTTCACTAGTCGGGCGACTGCAAAGAGACGGTGCGTTCAAGACAAGACGTGGTGATATAATTCTGGACGATATAACTCTAACTGAGCATTTCGGTAAGTTCTTAGGGTTTACCCCTGCACGATATAACTTTGAACAGGAAAGAAACCGTTCTCTAAAAGGCATAGAGCGGAGCATCTTGGAACAACGCACGAAGCTGTTACGGCGTTTCTATATGGCGATAAGGGCTGGTAGTCCGTATGACCGTACAAAGGCTTTGAAAGACATAGAGAAGTTTAACAAAAAACATGCCGCAAAAGGTGCAGGTATTGACAGCAAAACTATAAACAAATCTATCGAGACTCATATAAAGACAAGTAAGAATATGCACAACGGCATCACTCTTAGCCCAATGCTACGCGCCTCGCTACTCCAGTACTCCCGTGAGTGGGAATAAAATACCCCCTACTGCCGTCATCAAACAGTAGGGGGCTTTGGAGAAACGACATGACCAAAGAAGAAAAAGGTCTGTCGAAAACAGTCTATCATACAAATCTCCACACACGAAGACCTAATTTACCGTCCTCAATCCTGACCTTCTGCTTAATTTGCCAACCTTTTTCGTTAGTTATGGCCTTTATTTGACGTGATGCTTTTTCGGTATTTAGGCAAGGTACAAATATTGATGTGCCTACCGACATATTATCCCAAGATATAGTTATCTTTACACCGTCTGGGTTTAGGTCATTCTTCCTGAGTATTCCCTGTTTCATCCACGCCTTCTATATCACAGTGGACAACATAGCATGACGTTGGCGGCAGGCTCATGTTCGTGCCTTTACTCAACCGCACCTTCTTCTGCTGGGCGCCCATCTTAGTTTTTAAATCCTGTATAAACATACCGTAGTGTATCTGCTGTTCTACACACCACGCCTTCAAAGGTTTAGGTAGTAAGTAGGCGCGTTTTACATCGGTCTCATACCGCGCTATCAGCTTGCCCCTCGGCAGTATTTCTGGCGTGATGAGCGAGTCCAGCCCACCGTTGTCCACAGCCTTGCCGCGTAGGTCGTCCGTGCTTTTAATCCACAGCACATTGCCCCAATGTTCGTGCATATAATCATTCAGGGTCTGTTCTACGGATACGTCCATATCTTTGACACCACGTACGTTCTGCTTCAGAGTGTCCACCACCCATGCAAACAGCTGTTTAGTATCATATGATACAAAGCCCAACTGCTTGGCGATTAGAATACCCACAATGGGCATCGTACCTGCAACAGACCAGAACCTGTTGGCGGCTTCTAGCCCAGCCTGTTCATCGAGACGTAGCTGGACCTGGTTTATGAGTTTTTTAACTTCGTCTAGATTTCTTATCACGTATTGTATGTACTGCTCCGCCGCCAGGCCGTAGTTATTGGCAACTTTATGCTGTAGTGCATCGGTCTGCTCTTTTGGTGGCAGTTCCATCTTAGGCACATTTACCTCTAGCATCCGCTGTGCCTCTGCTGTCGGCATAGCTTTCGCACCGCTAATCTTTTCCCACATACTAGCGTTTGCCGATGTCACTGCTAACAGTTTCCACGGCTCGCCCCGATAACGTTCTGTATTGCTACCACTGGACATACGCCCACGTTGCTTACCGCTAGTAAGCTGATACACAATATCGGACAACTCCCACGCCCTAGCGTTAGTAAGTTCGTCCATATACAGCGGAAGACTATGGTATATCTCGCCCCTGTGCATACGGGTGTTGTGCGTGTCGTTTTGTGATGTCAGCAAGTTCTTCGGGTTGCCCCATAAACTTAGCCCTGCTTCCATAGCCGTAGTTTTACCCACGCCTGACTTGCCGTACAGGTGGATACCAGCGCAGTTTATAGACGATAACTCCATCAAAGCCGAACCAAATGACGCACCGATAACAAACTGATGTAACTGAAAACCGTCTTTGTTGTAGAAGTTCAGCATTGACTTCCATTCTTCTATGTCACCTCTAGGCTCGAATGACGGTAGAAGGCTGGCAGTGTGCGAAGTAGGCGGGTTAGGCTCGGTGCTGTCGGCATGGATAATCCTATCCCCCAAAACAAACGAGGTGCATTTCTCATCCGTCCACCCAAACTGGCGGTGTGCTTTGTCAGCCTTAGAAGTAGTCTGTAACTCGTTTACCCATGATGTTACGTAAGTCATAAGCGGATCCATTCTTGTGACAGCCACCCCTTCCATAGCCATAGCTTTGCGAAACTCTTCTTTTGAGGTGACAGAAGTTAGCGGCACAGTAAACTCGCGCACCCCGTCTTGCGGCAGGTGCAGTCGCATAACTATAGCCTCTCCAAGTTCGGGATCACGTAACCTACGCATAACGTATATATCATTGTGATATATCAGTGTTTCGTCCATGTCGCCTTCAGCGTTGGTAGTGCGAGTGTACACCCCACCATTTGCGCCACGAAAATACGGGCGTGGGTATGGCGGAATGACGTACTGTTTTGTTAGGGAGTTCCCTAACTCTTCTTCCACTACCTCGTCTGGTTCGGCTTCCTTAATTTGTTGCCCTAACGTAATTGGCGACTTAATTTTGCCCCAATTCGGACAGTTAACGCAAACCCCAGCGTTAAACTCATCAAACTTAGCACAGGTGTACGGACCTTTTATAAGTTCTATCTTCTTGATAGTATCTTCTCGTGTGTACTCAGGATGGTCTTTCGATATAGCGTGAGCCGCTTTCTCTCCGTCCGTACAAAACTTTGCGATGGATAGCCCTGCCCTCCAAAGTGGTTCGCTAACCTCTGCTTGGTTTGTCACCACTTTCTTCAACTGCTCACAGCCGTTACCAGCTATAGTCTTCTTCAAGATAGTCTTGAATACGCTTTCTTTGTTTCCGATTAGCGCATCCATCACCGCGCTTGAGCCTTCTACGCGAGTCGGAACTGGTATCGTACTGACGCCAATCTTATCAGCAAAGTAGTCGAAATCTATGGGGTCGGGCATCTCTCGCCCAAAGAACTTTACAGGTGCTGGTGGGTCAGTCTTGTGGTTATGCGTAAAAGGTACACGAAGAACACGAGCGCCATCAGCTGTGACCGCTGGGTCTGCCAACAAGTTATAGTGTGCGCATGACCTCTTCAGTCCCTCAGCTACAGGAAGCCATTCTTGCAACGACACTGGTTCTTTTAGAGGCCAGTACACATGCACACCACGCCCCGAGTTTATAATTGCTGGCTTGGGTAGCCCTGTCTGGGAACAGAAACTACGTAGTGACACCAACGCGTCCTGCTGTGTTGCGTAATCTTTGCTGGGCCCACAATCTAGGTCGAGAAACATAGCTTGAATATGTTTTACGTTATCGACCTTACGTGACGTACCCGCTTCAAACGTAGCAAGCGCAAAGTAGGCATCGAAACCGTTTTGGTCTGCCATGTGTGCGGCATTTGCTAGTTCAGAGCGTGTACCATAAAACTTTTGTATTCTGCGGTCATTGGCGGTGTCAAAGGCGAACATACAATAGAAGCCTTCGTCAGCCAGTACCCTACTTAAAAATGTATCTGTATTCATAACAACCTCTCCCGAAAAAAGATGCAGGGGCAGGGGTGTTGCAACTCACCCTTTTCGGCTGGGGAACGAACAAAAACCAGCCTAGCCCCTACAGAGTAGCTTAATCGTCCCAATCGTCCACGATGCTACTCAGGTCGTCATTGTCGTCTGGTTTCGGAGAGGATTTTTTGACGGCCTTCTTTGGTTCTTCCACCACTTCTTCGGTAGGGGCGGAAACTGTACCTGCTGGCAACTTCTTTGTATCTACATTATCAGTTTGTGCCACAGTCATGGTGATAGCCCTTTCGGTTTCTGGCGAGTCCTTCAAGGCAACAACTGCCTGTAACTCTGCTTCTTCCAGAGGGCGTACAGGTTTGAAGAACAGCTTTGGTGTATCGCTGTTTTCATCAAAGTACATTTCAGTCACGATAGCAATAGCTGGCGTTTTGTGCGCCTGAAGATAACGAGCGTAAGCCTGCATCGGCATCTTACCATCTTTCGCTTCACCAAACACGGAAGTGGCTGGTAACTGAAGCTGATAGACTTTCTCTAAATCGCCTTCTAAAGCTACAGCGATGCGTTGTGCAAAGCGGCAAGCGCGTCCTTCGCCCTGACCTGAACCTTTTACGTTCTGAGGGCAATCTACGCAACGTGAGGCCTGCCGCTGTTTTTCTGGCACATCTTCTGCTGGTGTATTGGTATCTGCTGACCAACAAGTTGGTGGGGCTGGATTCTCAGGGTCGTACGTACCACCATAGTAAGTGCGAGAGATACGAGCCGCATTAACGATTACTATATTTAGCTTATCGTCTTTGCTTACGTTCACCTGTTCGCCACCTACGATTTCACGGAATTTGCCGCCACGTAAGCTGATGCGACGTAACTTATTACCGTCACCACCGCTCAACAGATTGTCATTTACATCCACCAGTGATTTGAATAGGTCACTAGCTACAAGCGCATTGTTTTCAAACAAGTCAGACATTATCGTCTCTCCTACATATCTTCATCAAGTTCGGGTTGACCCAGCCCTGCCATTGCAGGTTGAAAGTCCACCACTGTTGCGGTTGCACCACCCTTCTTTTTGGTTAGTGCGTCTGTCACATCGTCAATACTAAATCGGTAAGTGTTGCCGATATTTACATAAGTATCTTCGGGGATGTGTTTGTTCCGTACCCACATTCTGATAGTAGATACAGAGACAGAAAAGTGCTTTGCCAATTCCTCAATCGGCACATACGGATTGCTCATGATTTCTTCCTAACTGATATTATGTACTCCGAGTCCACGTTCAGACCCTTCGGTACTACATCGGGGTTTTCTTCCAGAAACTGCCTCATATTAGATTGGTTGAGCCGCTTGTCCAGCAATTCGGGTACTTCGTGTTCAAGTATAAACTTGTGCATCTGCTCCCAATCGCTTGTCCAATACTTAGCTCTAGTAGTCCGATAAAAGACACCTTCCGAAGTCTTTACACTCTCAACGTTATGCGATTTACAATAGTCGAGTAGTGCCTTTTTAATCTTCTCCATTTGTTCGAGAAGATTATTCTCTTCTTCCTTAAACCTATTCGCAAGTTCGGCTCTCTTTGCCCTAATCCGCAAATAGGTTTTAGTCAGCTTATCTACAGGGATACCATTATGTTCTTCTTTTGACATTTCATTCTCCAAATCTGTGTCAGTCTTTAATATATAATGACAAGAAATGGACTAGTCAAGTATTTCTTGGTAAAGGTCTATCATTTTTGTGTGTACATCAATTCTGTTATCTAGCAATGCGTAAACACGCTTCTCGATCGCAGAGCCTTCTAACTGTACTACGGTACACTTGTGTGTCTGTCCTGAACGATGTACCCTGGCGTTTGCCTGTGCGTATGTTTCCAGAGAACTTGTTGGTGCCCACCATACGACTGTGTTCGCCGCCGTCAACGTAACACCATGCGCCGCCGCTTGTGGCTGAATGACCAGCACTTTCGGGTCGGGTTTATCTTGAAAGTCAGAGAATATTTCTGTGCGTTTGCCAGCACTCACATCACCTCGGATTATCTCAGTGGTGATACCGTCCTTGCGTAGTTTGTCTGCCAGCACATCTATCGTATGCTTGAACGGCACAAACACCAGCACCTTCTTGCTACTCTCGTCAATCACTTCTCGTAGCACTTGGTAGCGGTTCTTGATGTCGAACTCTAGTGCCTCTCCTTCATCGGTGTAGACCGCACCAGATGATATCTGCAACAGCTTACCCATCTGTACAGCGGCATTGGCGGCTGTTATCTCCTCACCAGCGGCTTGCATAATCATACGGCTCTTGAGGATGTCGTAATACTTCTTCTGCTGTCTTGTTAACTCCACGCGCCTTTTAACATACGTCATAGGCGGTAGGTCTAGGCACTGTTCTTTTGTGTATCGGATAGCTGGCTGTAGTGCGTTGTACACTACATCGGTGGCGTTCTCTTTAGGCATCCACTTGAACTGTGTCACCTTCCACATCACCATGTCTCGAAACGAGCCAAAGAAACGAGGCACACTGTTCGGGTTTATCATCTTGGCTAATCCGTAAGCGTCCAGAGGCGACTGTGCGGCTGGTGTACCCGTCATCATCCACATCCAAGTATCAGGTGTTAACAACTTGTACAGTGTCTTCCAACGTTTAGTCTGCGCGTTTTTGTAGTGTGTCGCCTCGTCTACAATAATCAGGTCGAAGTCACCCTCCGCAATAGCTTGCGATACAACCTCTACCCCATCGTAGTTTATGATGATGAACTCAGCATCGGACTTAACTATCTGTTCACGCTTCTTTGGTGCGCCATGCGCAATATCCACCTTACGGTGCATCGCAAACGTAAACAGGTCATTCTTCCATGCGCTGTGCATAATCGACAGAGGACATATAATCAGCACTCGTCTGACTAGTCCTTGTTTCATAAGAAAGTCTGCCGCCCAGATAGCACTGGCTGTTTTACCAGTACCCTGCTCGTTGAAACAAAAGGCTCGTTTGTTAAGGGTGAAGAACGCGGCTGTCTCTCGCTGGTGCGCGAAGGGTTTATACTTACCAGTCCACTGATATTTACCAGTAATAGGTGACGGCACGTTTATATTTATGTCATTGAGGGTTTGTGCTTCTTCAACACCCCATTTAACGGCTAACCGACCATCATCTAGTAGCTTGCTGTTTGGTAATAGTGTCGTAACCTTCTCAGGGTGTTGAAGACGTAGCACGACAGCCTTATTGTCATATACTTCCATGTCGTTTCTCCTGTTAGGGAACTCCCTAACTTTTCTTTGGCTTACTCATTCGCCCACCAGCACTGCGGTTCTTCTTTGGGCTTTGTAATGTGTAACCGTCCTTGTTAGACCCACCCTTACTTAACGCTTTCTTGTGGGCTACATCTTTACCTTTGCGGTTAACGCCTTTCTTGTCAAGCTTGCGTCTTGCTCTCTGGCGTTCCATTCTGTTCTTGTGTTCGCCTCTGGCTTTCTGTTGCTCGTACTCTTTCTTGTACGGCCTTTTAGATTTAGTATATGGCATTAGCCTCTCCCGTTATGTGGACACTCCAGCACTACACAATGCCGCCTACAAAGCCCACTTGGGTTGGGATTCCACACATCGTTCTCGAAAGCCGCTTCCATCGCACCATACTTATCGAGCCACTTCTTCCACAGTTCTGGCTGTTGGTCTGCGTTGTATGTATCGCGTATAAGTTCGTTACATACCACAAACAGTAGCCCAGCCTTTACTTTCTTCACCGTTGGAAAGTGTTTGAAAGTAGCCAGAGCCATCAACTCCAGCTGGCCTTTATCTGCGTAACGTGTGGACTTACCCGTTTTGTAATCAATCACGGTAGCCTCATCGCCATTCAGTATAACTAAATCTGCAATACCGCGCCACCAAACATTGTCGGCAAAGAACGTGCATGGTTCTAGGTCTACCGTAATCCCCATCTTGTATTCACATAACTTCTCACCTTCTTTGGCGATCAGCGAATCAAGTGTAGGTTTGATATACTCAAACTTCTTTGGGATTGGTTTTCTGTCTCGGACGTATTCCTCACAAGCAAGGTGAAACTCAGAGCCGTACAGCATAGCCTCAGTCTCAGGCTCTTCGTACTCTCGCTTCACCTTTACATGATAAAACTGTTTCGGACATTGCTCGAAAGACTTGAGCCTACTGAACGACCACTTTTCACTCATCCACAATCCCCATACGATTTGCCTGTGCCAGACTCACAATCAATCGGTAAGCCATCTGCCCAATCAGGTGTCCAGCGCATACATCCCTCAACATATTGTTGGGCTTCGCTGACCTCATCGTCTCGTACGCAACATACAATCGAGTCATGCACTGTCATCACAACTTTGTATTTGCTAGCTATTTTTAGCATCTGCTCACCAATAATGCAACGTGCTATCGCTTGGCACACATTCTCTATAACTTTTCCACCGTAGATGCGTGTTCGGCCTAGTCGTGTTTTGTAGGACATCTCTATGCCCTTCTCACCCTGTTCTGCCCCTAGCCCATCATAACGTAACAACAAGTTTGAGGGTAATAGTAAACCTGTAGGGCTCGTATAAGCAGTAATCACTCCAGCCTTACCAAAGTTTAACCTGTCGCCTCTCAACATATAGGTCAACGTATTGTTAGCGTCTCGCCATAGCTGGTTAATCTTCCAGTTCGCATCACGGTAGATGTTGATTACCCTTCGGGCTTCTTCTAACTCCATGTCAAACCCAAAGTTTTTTAATTGTGCTTGAAATTTAACTGCTCCCATGCCGTACCCTGCGCCCAAGATAGTGGTCTTACCCACAAACCGTTGGTCTTTGGATACATCTTCTTCGGGGACGCCGTAGATGCGAGAAGCCATCTTCACATAAACATCTTCACCGTTGGCAAAGGCTTGGGTCAGGTCGTCCTGTTCGGCTAGCCACGCCAGCACTCGCGCTTCAATCTGTGACGAGTCAGCATCAATCAAGCTGTAGCCCTCTGGTGCGATGATACCACGTTTTAGCTTTTTGCCGTTTACGCCACGGCTCGGTAAGTTCTGCAAGTTAATCTTGTCATCACCGCCCCATCTGCCAGTATGTGCGGCATAGTAGCGTATCGGTACGGGAAGTGTTCCACGTTTAGCTATATCTATAAACCTCTGTGTACGTGTTTCCTCTAGTGTACTCTTCGTACCAAGTCTAGCTGACACCAACGATTGCACTTTGTCGTTGTCGTGTTCTGCCAGAGCCTTGAACGCTTCGTCTGTCTTGGCGAAAGCGTATGTCTCTTTACCTGTAGTCGGACTGACCTTCATAGGCGGCTCTACACCTAACTGCCGCAACAACTCCGCAAACTTCGGATTGCTCATCAGTTCTTCTTTACTCACCCCTGCTTTCTCCAGCAGTTCATCCTTACGGTCTTTTGTTTCGGTGAGGTGCTGTTCAAGTAGCCCCAAGTCTAACTCCAGCATAGGGTCAATAAACATCCGCAACGTCAGGTCTATCAGCTTCATCTCCATCTTCGGAAAGTCGTTAGCCATAATCTTGAACAGCTTGAATGTCAGGTCTACGTCAGTGACACAATAATCGCCATACGCGGCAAGTTCGGCATCAGTAAAGTCCACGCGGTTCTTACCCTGCGCGTTGTTCACTTCGTAACCTTTCGTACCAACTCCGTACTTATCGCTGATTGCTCTCAAACTAGCACTTGTTTCCACGCCATGAATTGCTCGTGCCATGCACATCGTGTCTGCATAAGCCTTCGGCTTGATACCAAACCGCCAGTTCAGTATCGCCCCATCGAACATCGTATTGTGGCAGACCAGCATAGCGTTACCCCAATCAAACATGTTGAGGTACGCTTGCAACTGTTCCTGTGTACCACTAGCCCATTCGGTAGGTTCGTTGTTAAACTTCACACCTACACCGATAACTTCAAACCGAGAGTCTCGTATGTACTCCTCAGTCGTAACTTTTCGTAGACTGAACTCTTTGCTGTAGAACGTCTCGAAATCTAGGGTTATTACGTCCACGTTTTTCTTCCTCTTTTACTCGTTTCATCCAACACGAAGGGCAGGAAAATACGCCATCGCTATTAACAATGGCGTACTCCTCACATTTATCACATTTGCGCTCAAGCATCTGATTGCATCTCTCCACCCAGCGCACCGTAACCGCAGATGTCTACCCAACTGTCGGGGCTGTCGGACTTCATCAGCCTAGCTGACTTCACCGCAATCATGCACAATGCTACCTGCTGTGCTGTTATTTCTGTTCCTAACAACACTGACCACATCTTTGCAATGTCATCAAAGTTCTGCTTCGCATCACCGTACTCGTCTGCTCGAGCGCCATTGACCAGCTTGTCTGCTTGTGCCAACACGTTTGAGCGTGACTTACGTACTGTTCCGCCGAGTCCGTTCCAAGCATCTAGGTCTTTCTTCTTAGTGTCTGGTACTAACACTTCCATTGGTGTACCTATCTTGCTCTTTAGCATGTACACGTACTTGGTTGAACACCCTGCCTTCTCTGCTATTTCTTTCACAGGGGCTTTCGGGTTCGCCAGTAACATCTTCCAAACTTTTTCGTGCTTCGTAGTCTTCTTCCTTGCCATATCATTTCTCCATTAGGCTTCGGGTTCAAACGGCAACTCTAACTGCCGTTCATCTTTGGTTCGGACAATATCAAAAGATACCACCAATGCGTTCTCATCACTGATACTATCTACAATCGTCCACATAAAAGGACTAGTTTTTAACCATTCCTTAAATCTCTGTTCTTCTGTCATGCCTAGATTCCTTTTCGTCCTTTGTTGCACCAGTCATTTCTAGTTTGCACACACTACAGACCGTAGGGTCAACGCTGTAATCTACTTTAGTCTTGCATTTTGGACACAAACCTGCATCAATCGCTTTTTGAAAGTATCCCTTCTCCCCTACTTTAATCCTCATCATCGAAGCTAGCCCCCTCTGAAAAAATCCAAGCTTCCAATTCTTCATCGGTCATCGAGTCTACATCAGGTTCGCGCATCACTGCTGGCTCATGCTTCTTCTGTAGTGGCACGAAACTCTTTCTGCGTTTTCTTTTGTTAGGGTTTTCCCTAACTTTCGTGGGCGCGGTAACTGGTTTCGTAACTGGTTTCACAAACAGTTTTTCAACTGTCTGATATTTGTGATTACATGACAAACAAGTACGTCTACGCCATGTGTTATTGTCTCTGGTTCTGGACTCGTCTACCTTAGATTTCGATTTACATTCTGGACAGTTCATATCATTTCTCCCAAAGGGTGGGTGACAGCACCAACAACAAAAGCAACTGTCACCCACTGAGACTAGGGAAGGAGAAGCAAAAGCCTAGTCTCTATTAGTTTATCTCTTGTAAAGTTAGGGTTTCCCTAACAAGTTCGAGATTGTCCTCGTTAATAACTATCGCCACGCCATTGGACTTCTTAATATCTGACAAGTTCTTTTCCTGTAATGGTGTGGGCTTGTTGTTGCCCGCCTTGCACTCGATACCTATGAAGTATCCGTTGTGACAAGCTACGATATCTGGCACACCGCTTTTACCGTAACCACCTGTCACTGGATAAAAGTAATAGCAACCGTACTCCTTCAACATTGCTACAACTTTCTTTTTTACTTTAGCTTCTGGCGTCATAATACTTTACCTCACGATTTAATAATTGACGATAGTTTAGCTTATTGTCAAGCACCTTTTGACATTTCTTTTTTGACCTCATCCTTTATGCTACCCGACAAGGTAACATCAAGGGTATCTGGGTCTGTCTCGGTCAAGACATCGCTTATCCGTTTGCTAGGCACAAGCCGCGCATCAAAAAAGTAATTGTCTATCGCTCTGTCAAAAACAGTCATGTGTTCTGCTAGATGACGCTCAACTTGTTTCTCTACATCATCGTACACAACATGCCGCATCTGCTCTAAATCAACTGGTCGTCTTTTTATCTGCGCCCAATGTTCCTCTAAAACTGTAGTGGCATCTTTTTGTTGTGCTACAATATCTGCCATCTGACTGTGATAAGTTACCATGAAGTTACGCAAAGCATCTTTCACTTGCTTCAGTTCCTTCTTCACTTCGTTCAGTTCATTCGTCATGTTACCATCCTCCATTTGCAAGGGCGTAAATCATGCCCCACCATGTATACTGTTGACTATCCTCAACACCGAAAATCCACAACCAGTCAATCCAAAACAAGGCTGACATAGCCACGAAAAAATATACCAAGAAAGAACCCATAATAACGGTGAGTACCTTCGCTCTATTCTTAACTCTATCCATCGTCTTCATCATCTTCATCCTTTATTATCTGATAGGAAGTTCCAAATGCAGTGCCTACACCGTCAACTCTAGGTGGTAGTACTGATAACTTCCCTCTCTCACGAGATTGCACCATATCCAATATTGTAATCTTGCGTTGTATCCATTTGGGTAACTCCTCAAAATTATCATATATTTCCCTCTCGTTGGGGTCAGGACACTCTAGCCCAATGCACCAGACTTTTATCTTGCCTCGGTGGTCGGCTAGAGTACCTGTCTCCAACTTAACCATGTAAACAGGTTTATCCTTCGACATAGAACAACTCGTCTGTAATCTTCATGCCTACATCCTCAACATACGCTTCATCTTCGAGTATGGTTAAGACTGACAACTTACCCACCAATTCTTCGGGTGCGTTAGTTGCTGTGAACACGTCTGTGGGTGTTACCTTTGTGCTGTACGACAGCATATCAGTACACTGCGCCACCGATAGGTGTTGCCCCATCGGTGTGTTCTTCACTTGCACGAAACGACACTCAAGCTGTTTGAACTTACGCTCATACTTGGATGCTTCTTCATCAGCCGCAATCCAATCATGTATCTTCTCGGCAAGGGTCGCATTGAACTCGTACCCTGTCTGATACATCGTACGCAACTCGGTCATCAACTCGTCTTGCAAAACACTGCGTTTGCTTTGTTCTGCTGTGTTGACCTTCTGAGACACTAGCCTACGCACCGTATGCTCATAATCGTTTGTACTCTGCCTGGCGATGTCGGTAAGAGACATAGGACGCACATACTTCTTTACATGTTTTAGTGCCGTGTCCACGTTCTTCGTCATCTTAGTGCTGAACAACTCACGGTGGTCACTGTACTTTTCGTTACAGATATTCGGACTGACCACACCATACATATAGTCCATAGTGCTGTCCTGTAACTGTCCGTACTTGATGCGCCCCAATACATATGGCTGGTTGTTCATGTACAAGTACGCTGTGCCAGAGGATGTGACATGGGTGTGCAAAGTCGGCATCACCCCTTTCAGCTTGCAGATGAGAAGTAGCAACTCCTCTCCTGCTTCGACATTGTTGTACTTAGCTTTTACTTCTTTTACTAACTTTGGTGTAAATGACATTTCGTTTCTCCTTCTTATGTCAACTTGTTAGGGAACTCCCTAACTAACTACCTTTGTGAAACCACACAACTTGTTTATCCAGCGGTTGTATTGTGCTTTGACACGCTTAACATCTTCTTGGTCGGACATAGTACAGATATCAGAATCTATGCCAAACTGATAAGCAAGGTATAATCTTAGTGAATCATTGTAGCTGGTAATGATGTCTAGTGCAAGTTTTGGCGGAATGCTATTCATTGCGAAATAGCGGTCATCCGTATCATACTCAGGATAATGCTCCTTGACTGCCTGCGCAAACTCAGAACGCATGGACATCTCTTGCTCCCAATTATGTCTGCGGTAATAACTCCCATCGTCTTGCACTACGATAACAGGCGCCATTGCGAAAACATACTCGCGTAGAGAATTGAGAGCCTTCGCGTATCTTGCCTTGACACCCTTGCGAACCAACTGGCGTGGCGGCTTGGGTAGTGAGTGTTCATTCTGGATAATCCAGTTATCACCATCACGCTTGAAAACAAGTTCAGGATTGCGACCAGTCTTGTACTGCTCTCTGCGTATGTTCTGGTTGCCCTTGTTGTAATGTTCGTTCATGTAATCCACGCGAGTAGGCCACCAGTACTTTCCTTTGGGTAGGAAATACCGCCTACCTTGATACCGAACAAACTGCTTGCCGTTGTCGATGACAAAATCCATACGCGGTGGTAGATGTCTGCTGAGGAATGAGTACCTACCATTGTGTGCGGCTTGCCCGACACCATTGCGAATATGCACATACTCCGAGCCACCACGCTTGCGCCATAGTATAGGTGCAAAGTCGCGTGTCTCTTTGGGTACAGGTGGTTCGGTATGACCCCAATAGAATATCTGGTCAGGCGTATCCCAATCCGACAAAGCATAGCAGTTATTGTCCAGCTTGATAATGCGCTCTTGTTTCCGCGCCCTGTCACCGATAGGACGGACATCATCTGCCCTTGTGTGGTTCTTGGATACGATAGGTTTGATTTTGTTATAGTCCTCTACAACATCTGCGAAAGTTCTGTAGTTTGTGTAATATAAAGCCATTGTGTTTCTCCTTACTCGACTGTTATACCGTTGGGTGTTAGGGAAACCCTAACATCTGTACCTGTGTTCGTGATTTCAATCATTTGGACTGACCATGCGTGGTCGTTCATCTCATCAGCCATCAGCTGACCTAGAGCATTGTTAGACTCATGTGAGTCATGCTCGATGTCGCCTGTTTCTTCTCCGATACGAATAAACTTGTAAGCGTACGCAAACTCGTCACCACGTTCTTGGTAGAAACTCTGACATAGTTCAGCCAGATAGTGTGCCGCTTGCACATCCTCGAACATCTCATACCACTTTGTGTCTGTGGCATGGATGGTCAGGGTGTAGAATAAGCAACTGTCCGTGTGATACTTGACCACGAAATCATCTAGCACTTTGTGTTTTTTGACACGCTCATCCAGCGCATACACTGATACCAGTTCTGACAAGATTGTCTGTGTTGGTACTGCGACAGTGAGCCATACTTCGGAACGATAACCCATTACTCTGACTCCTCTGTATATTCCTTTGGTTCAACAAACAGTGTGAGACTCCATATAGGATTTAGTTCGTCTCCACCGACTACAGACCGCCATTCCCACTTGAAGTCTGCACCTAGTTCTTTGGACAGGACTTGTTCTAGGTTGTTGATTACCATAGATGACCCATCGTACATGATATCTTCTTTACTCTGTTTCATAGCTTTCTCCTTGTTAGGGAATACCCTAACTGTTTACATATCTCTTGACTTGACATTGACGGTAACACCGAATGGTGCTTTGCATGACGGATTGTCGATGATGACAAACAGGACAGGACAGTTGAATGTACCCCAATCCCCAATGTAGCCATCGGTCACGACAATCACGGCTTGTGGCTCGATACCCTCTTTGGTCATGTACTCAGGCACACAAGACAGCATAGTACCGCCACCACCGACAGGCTTTGTGGATTGTATCATCGTGTCCAGTTCGTTGCTCTGGTACAACTCGTCACCACAAACCTGCGTATCCCAATACAGGATGCGTACCCAATCAGGATGCACCGTATCGCATACCTCTTTGGTTTCGGTAAGACAGACGGATATCTCACGCTGACCGATAGAGCCAGACATATCGTTGGCAACAACCAGCCCACCAATCTGCTCACTGATAGCACTAGGCATATAGTAACCAGATGCGGCATACCTGCGGCTAGGTCGCTTCCAAGTCGAGAAGTCCTTGCCAGCACAATTTGTTGTCACGAAATCACGCAACACCTCGCGCCAGTTGACCTGTGGCTGTAGCAGTTCCGCCAAGTCTCTGTCACCACCAGAGCCAGTCTTGCCAGCAACGAGCGCACCTTGTCGGATAGCTTCGTCCAACTCACGAGCCAACTCGCGTTGCTCATCAGCGGTCATCTCTTGTGCGCCTTCCCAATCGTGGTCATCGAAACCTTGACCGCCATCGCCACCGCGTCCACCGTCACCGCCATCGTCATCATTGTCGTAGATGTCCTTGAATACCTGTGCGGTATCCCAGTTACGATACTTCTCATCGAGGTAGCCACCTTCGGGCATCTTTGCCCAGCCATCAGGATTGTCATCTTGTATCTTGATGTTGATGACATAATCACAAGCGATGTTGGCTA